GATGCGGCGAGCCCAAGAAACCGTTAGACTTTACAACAGTTATCGGATTGTTAAAAATAAGGCATAAGGCTTAAAATATGGTCTTAGTTTATGCAAATCAGATTGAAATTAGACACATAAACGCCACAATAACAAAGATATGTATAGGATTGGGTGCTAAAAACCTACACGTGTTGGATAATTATCACCCAGATAAAGTATTACTGTTCGGGTCATGTGGTGATCTGGGGAGGCATGAGACTAATATATTTTATACTGATATTAAAAAAATAATATCAACGCCATATACAGTGCATGAAAAAGAAAGAAGGATATTTTCCAGCGACGAGTTTGATGTTTGCGATATGGAAACCGATTTGGTTTATGATTATTGTCATGCCAGAGATATTGAATTCAAAATTTATCGATATATCATTGATCGCTGTGATCGGCGAGTGATGCCCTGGGGAATAAATCATTTCTGGCGTGATTGGCAGCACTATAAAATGCAGACAAAGTTTGATCAGATGTTAATCAAAGGGGAAATATGATTGATTATTTATTAATGCTGTGGAATGAACTGCTGTTATTCTTCAATATTGGGATCACGATTAAGATTAAGATTACACTGAAATGTAATTTACACTGTTCTTATTGCTGTATCACGATTGCAGACGGACACCGGGCCAAGTATGAAGAATTGACAGTTGACGAGTGGGTTAAAGTGGTGGAGAACTTTCCCTTGAAGGTACGGAAGGTTATCCTGATCGGAGGCGAGCCTTTCTACCGCAATGATGCGCCGGAGTTGGTTAATAGATTGACAGCGAAACATATTATTGTCAAGGCAGAATCGAACGGGCTTTATAACCGGATTCTGGATATTAAGCCGACACCGTTCTTTAAAATCATTACTACCTTTCACCATGAAATGACGGAGCCGCAAAGAAAACACTGGAAACTGATACGTGATGAAATAGCCAAACGTTATCGGATCAGGACTTGTGAAATAGTGGAAGGTGAAATATCCGGGACTCAGTTAATGCCACTGGTCAGCGCAGGGGACGAGGGTTGCTATTATCGCCGGGACTTTATATTTACTGCAAACGGTGAATTAAAACTTTGCATCCAGGATGTTTGCATGGTTGAGGGATACAGACCGAAAGTGAATTGGCAATATGGGGCTTATTACTCGGTCTATGATATGAGCGAAAAGTTTAGAATAATGGTTTGGAATAATTTACGTTCAAAAATCTACCGATTAATTGGCAGGGAAATGGGTGGTTGGTAATTGTTTAACTGGTACTACCGATCTGATTTTTATTATTTTGTCTGGCTAAAGGTTATCAAACGGAGGATTGTGAAGTGGTCATCGATCTTAAAGCGGCTCCTGTACCACAGGACATAGATACGCAGCGCGGGTTTTATATTAACGAGTTTATCGAGGATGCAAGGGAACCGGTTTTAATAATCGGTGGGCCTAATAGATTCGATGCGTTGATCTGTTATTATCAGAGCATAAAGAAATATTCTTTTACCCAGGGGGATTTGAATTGGGAATGGGGTTATAAAACTAAAGACATAAGTAATATATATAAAACTGCCTTTTGTTTTGATGTAATTGAACATTTATTTAATCCGGGTATGTTTTTAGATGAATTAAAAAAACCGATTACACCCGATGCGGATATATATATTACTTTCCCATATCGGCACAATGTTAAATACTGGTCTAATACCCATTTTCAGGAATACGACCGGGACCGGTTCAAGACTTTAATCGAAATGTGTGGGTACAAGATTGTCAAGGAGCAGCACGTTATATTACACCGGCCGTGGCAGTTTTACCTGGGTTTCCGACCATTAATGCGATTGCTGTTTAATAAATATCATTACAATTTGTATCTATTGAGGCTGAAATGAAATCATCAGGCGTATTCTTAAATGATTTTAATGCGGGACACTTCGTGATTTCTAAGATTCAATGGGTTGTATCGGTGGTTATTCTCTTGAAACTTTGGAATTGTCCAGTCTGGGCTTATCTGGCGTCTATTCCGCTGACCATTATTTTAACCTGGTTGATCGGCTATGTGATTGTCCGGATCGGACTGTGGGATGATTTTGTACGTGAACAATTAAAGGGAATAAAATGAACGACGATGATTCAGATCCTTTAGCTGGTGATGAGGGTGGTATATGGGATTATATTTTAATGATTCCGATGTTTGGGGCAATTTTTATAATAATAATATTTTTTTTAATGATTAGATTTTTTATCGAAATATATAATTATGCCGAAAAAATTATTACCGATCACAGCATTCGCTAAAGAGATAGGAGTATCTCAACAGCGCATTTCTCAGCTGGTTAAAAAAGGCGTCATTCCGATAAACAAAAATAAACTAATTGATGTTGATCAGGCTAAGGCTATTTTAAGCGATAGAAAAAAGATCGACGATAATATCCCCTGGTCAAAAACGCTGGCTGATGCGAGGATCAAGACCGAATCGATCCGGGCCGAAATGCTGGAACTGGATTACAGGAAGAAGCGAGGCGAGCTGATTGAGCGGGAAAAAGTAATGCACATGGTGACCGGGATTATTTCGATTTCAAAAACCAAATTACTATCCATCCCGACCAAAGTAGCGCCGCTGATAGTCGGATCAGATTCGATTAAAAAAATTAAGAATATCATCGAAAAAGAGATCCGCTTTGCGCTGGAAGAATTGGCGAGAATGAAAGAAGTATGAATTTATTCCGTGAAATAATCCACACCTTTGAGCCTCCTCCGGATCTGCTGGTCAGTGAATGGGCTGATAAATATCGCGTATTATCTCCGGAAGCCAGTGCCGAACCTGGCAGGTGGTCCACCGATCGGGCCAAGTACCAGGCCGGGATCATGGATGCGGTTAAAGACCCGGATATTGAAACCGTAGTGGTGATGTCGAGTTCTCAGATCGGTAAGACCGAATGTCTTTGCAATGTGATCGGCTATTTTATTTCGCAGGATCCGTCACCCATCCTGGTAATCAATCCAACCCTGGAAATGGCGCAGACCTTCAGCAAAGACAGACTGGCACCCATGACCAGAGATACTGAGATTTTGAAGGGGATAATTAAAACTCCACGCAGCAAGGATAGCACAAATACCATCCTGCATAAAGTATTCCCGGGCGGCCACATCACGATCGCTGGTGCAAATTCCCCGGCATCACTGGCGTCAAGACCGATTAGAATTGTTCTATGTGATGAGATTGATAGATATCCGGCCAGTGCCGGCACTGAAGGGGATCCGGTCAGCCTGGCAATTAAAAGATCGCTAACCTTCTGGAATAAAATTAATATCCTGACATCAACACCAACCATCAAGGGATTATCCAGAATCGAGGCGGCCTGGAATGTTTCTGATCAGCGGCGTTTTTTTATTCCCTGCCCGCATTGTAATACTTTTCAGATTTTAGAATGGCATCATGTGGTCTGGACAAATCACGACCCGGAAACAGCAATGTATAAATGCGCTAAGTGCGAACAGTTATGGTCTGATGCTAAACGCTGGTCGGCTATCCGAGAAGGTGAATGGCGCCCTACCGCAGAAAGCACTTTAAAAAATATTGCCGGATTTCATATCTGGGAAGCATACAGCCCCTGGGTAAAACTTTCGGATATGGTTCAGGACTTTCTGGAATCCAAAGATAGCCGGGAACGGTTAAAAGTTTTTGTTAATACTTCACTCGGTGAGACCTGGGAAGAATCAGGAGACCAGGTGGATGATAATATTTTATATACCAGGCGTGAAAATTTTATTGCTGAGGTTCCTAAAGATGGATTGGTAATTACTACCGGCGTTGATGTCCAGGACGATCGGTTGGAAGTAGAGTTCGTAGCCTGGGGCAAAGGTGAAGAATCTTGGTCGATAGATTTTAATATCATCCACGGTGATCTGCATGGCGAACAGATCTGGAAAGATTTAGACAGCGCATTGGATAAATATTTTACCCATGAATCCGGAATCAAAATAAAATCATCCTGCTCTTGCATAGACTCCGGCGGGCAT